CGTCTTCAACAGCATCAATAGCTGCAATACCTGTGTCAACTCTTTCAGAGCTGTATTCCCATTTAGTACAAGATAATTTGTAAACAGGTAAAGCACTTTGTTGATAAAAAGGTTGTTCGTGTTCAACAAACTGTATCTCAAAGAATGCTTTTGTTGTAGGGAAATAAACTATGTCACCTTCTTGTGGTCTTTCAGCAACTAGATCACTATTATTAGATATCAAAGTTTCCCATCTCAATTTAGATACAGTAAACTTAATATCATCTCTTAATTCTAAACCAAACTTTTTAATTATCTCTTGCTCACCCATGTATCCATCTGTATTGTCAACATACATTTCTATAATGTACGAGTCATCAAAAGATGAAGCAGGGTCCTCACCGAAGATAGTATCTTTATTTGCTATCTTTCTCGGTAGGTAAAAAACATCTTGACCATATATCTTAAGCTGTTCTATAATTAAATCTTCGTATAGTCTTTGCTCAGATGTAGTGCCAGTGCTGAAATAAACATTAGTTGGCATTTAGTTTTTATCCTTGTTGCATATGTGCAGGCTCTTCATAATTTAATCTTATTTCTTCCTCAAGTTTTTGTTGCTCTGCGATTGCCGTAGAAAATAGTTCAGGTCCGTTAAGTGTCACTCCACCTAACATTGCTGTACCATTAAATTTCGACAGGTTTTGTCCCCATTGTCTTTTAATTAGTGCTGTTGTATATCTCTTTAGATAGATATCGTCATACATATCCACATTGTCATCTGGATTTAGTTTTCTAAAAACTTCCATGATTAGATATTCACCTGCTGTGATATCTCTTGACCAATCCATATCAATGAATAATTTATTTGATAGATGATTAAATCTCATTGGTTTTTCACCAACTAGTATGTGATCTAAAAAATCTAAATGACGCATTGTCATTTCATAGTGTACAATACTTGTAGATGAAAAATCATATAGATCATTTAATCTTAATTGATATCTAACATCAAACATATTTAAATTCGCTCTATCAGATAGAGGAAATACATTTACAACAGAAATTACTGAAGCAGGAACAACAAGAAAATTGGCTCCTTGTTTCCATGCTGTTGTCACACTGCCTTGTGTGATTGATTCAGATGAGTCTGTTGTCATTCTAGTGACATCGGCTTCAGTCACTAAATATTTTAAATACATTCTCTCAACACCATCTGTATGATATTGACAAAAATATTGTACTGCCTCATCTATTCTATCATCTACTTGATCGTCATCAACATTTATATCGATAACAGGTTTACCCAATGCTCTTAAGCAGTATTCTTTTAATGTTGATTTTGTATTTGGTACGGCCATAATTTTTCCTTATAATACTATTTAGTTATCCTAAAGCAACTGCTTGTGCGATTGCAAAGGCCTTAGATGCTTTTGTATTTGCAAGTGTTGTATTAGCATCTATTTGTGTTTGTATATTTCCTGTCACACCATCTACATAATTTAGTTCAGTAGCTGTAGCAGTAATTGCTGTGCCACCTATTGATAGAGTAGTCATGTTTACTTCGTTAAGACCTGTTATATCTTTTGAGCTATCAAGAATAACTGCCTTACTAGCAGAAGCTGTTCCTGCTGTGACACCATCTAAAACTGCAATTTCTGTTCCTGCAATTTCAGCGTCACCAATAATTAATGTACCACCAGTTAAATATAACTTACGCCATGGTCTATCAGAAGAACCTAAATCATATACTCCTGATGTTGTAGGTAATAGATCAGCAGATATTTTGTTTGTATCTAAACCACCACCAACAGTAGAAAGTTGTACAGAAGTTAAATTCTTAAAGTTTAAAAACTCTTTAGTTAATTTATCTAGTGAGTCAATTGATTTCAAAGACTTCATCTTATCTTTGTCTAACTCATTGGCAACTTTCATTTCTGAAATATGCTGAAGTACTTTATCAACCATTTCAGGATCGGCTTCTATATCTTTAGCAGAAGCATTCATTAAACCTTGAACAGCTAGAGAACCTGCCTGTCCATATTTTTCTTCTACTAATTTTTGTGCTTCTAAAGTCTTAGCGTCAATCTCAACTTTTGGTTTCTCTAAACCAGAGTCGATTAATAATTTTTGTTTTCTTTCTTCTTCTAGTTTTTCTTGATTAACTTTTTCTTGTTCAATCTTTTCTTCTATGATCTTTTTCTCAAATAATTCAGATAAAACATTTAATCTTGCTTTTGCTCTTTTCTGTTTTTCTTCTTCTGATAATACATTAAAAGATGTTTCAGAAATGGCTTCAGTATTTTCTACTTCGATTTGTTTTTCTGTTTTAGGTTGATTAATTAAACCACCAAACATTTCTTCTAAAGCAGAAATCTTAGCGTCTTCTTCTTTTATCTTCTTATCTAAATCTTCTTTTTCAAACTCTACATTATTAAGAAAGGTCTTTAATCCTTTTTCAAGGTGCCATTCACTTATTTGTTTTTCAGGATCGATAGATAGTTGTTCTGGTTTCTCTAACTCTCCTGCTAATCTTGCCTCTTGTAGTTGAGTTATCTGTTGTTCAATATCTACATCAATCTCTAAATCGCCACCTACCTGTTCAAGTTTTACTTTCTCTTGTAAACCTGGCCAGTTGCTATTGATGTATCGTTTAGTTGACATAACTATCTAGTCACGCTTGGTGTGACTGTTGCTCTTCCTTCGATTCTTCTAGTGATGATACCACTTGAATCAGTTTGAGTTAAATCCCAAACATATCTGCCTTCAGAAAGACCTGAAGTCACCGTGTCTGTTAATGTTATTGAACAAGTACCTGCTGTTGCACTTACGAGAGCAGTTGTGAAAGAAGTAGCACTAGAAGATAAATGAGTCTTCCTTAACTTACTTGTGATTGTACTTCCTGTTAAATCTACAACTGTTCCTGTTGAGTCTTTGACTGTCAAAGTTTCTGTGTAATCAGCGTCTTGGTCAATAGTGATATTCTGTATTGTTGCCATTAGTCAAATTCCTATATATTAAATCTTTCTTATATTTATAATATATTTAAAACGCCCAACTGACAAACGAATATCTAGTGCCTTTTGTACATTCTGTCACTTCGTGAGGATACATGAAATTAGAAGGAAACATCAATATATCTCCTGTCTTTAGTTTAATTGTCGTATCTCTACAATTAAATTCTGAGCCTTCGTAATCTTCATTTAAATTACCTACAATAGATATAAGAGGAACACCCTTTAGTTTACCATCAAAAATATCGTGTATATGATCGTAATGTTTTCTCATCATTGTGCCAACTTTGTACTTATTAAAACGAATATTAGAATATTTACTTATCCAAGTTGATCCTGTTTTGTCACCTTGCCAAGAACATAATCTTTGATATTCATCTAATGCTTTTACAATTGAATAATTAAGTTTATCTTGTTGACTTTTTGTAGATGGCATTACATCTAATTCTTTTTTAGATTCAGATGTATTTGTTTTATTAGTGTAATTATTCCATTGATGTTTTACCCATTGTCGAGTATTACAATCATCAATAATTTCTTTACAAATATCTTTTGATATAGTATTCACAACTATAATATAGTCTTCGATTTTCATTAAAGTTTAGGTACACCTAATTTAGGTCTTCCATCAAATAAATTACTAGTTGCATAAGGTCCGTTTACATGATTATAATGAAGAAATACTTGACCACAACTATCACCCTCAAAAGGTTCTCTCCAGTGTTCTAATTCACACCCACTATAAACTAACATATCTCCTACTTCTAAATCTACTCTTGTGCCTGCTGGTGCATTTGGTTTAATAATTTTTTTGTATTCATCAATAACTGATTTTGTTCCTGTGCCATCAATAAATATAGGCCATGGGTCACCACCTAAATGTACCGTGGTTGATATCTCGCAACTAGGTCTATCGCTATGTCTTCTTAACTCGTCACCTTTTTTATATGCCCTTGCATAAGAATATGTTGGCACTAATTGTAATCCTGTTTCTTTTTGCATTTTTGGTAATACTTTCATCATTAAAGTTTCCATTACAAAATCAGCATAACAAGAATAAGTATTAGGTATTTGTGTGTCTGCCCAACTGCCTAATATAGCAGATTGTGAATTTATATTATTTTCATACATATATCTAACAGCATCCTTTTTAAGTAAGAAATAATTATATATGAAATTTGCTAACTCATATGATACTGCGTTTTTGATTACTTGATATTTTTTTGTTTCAAATGTCATACAAACATTCCTTTCTGTAAAAAATTAAATGATACAGATATTCTGATATCATTAGATTCATTTGGGTCAACACAATGCATTAACCAAGCTGGAAACATAATACATCTTCCAGCGATTGGTTCGTAATGTGTTTCTCTAAATAATCTTGCAGGTTTTTCTCCATCTTTTTGTCTGGGTCTAGACATACAAGCAACTGATCTTGGATCATCTATTTTTAAATGACCTGAATTTTTAGGAGCTTTAATATAATATACACCTGACCATAAAGAGTTAGGGTGTTGATGAGCACGATTACTTCCGCCTGGTGGATTTATATTTGCCCACATATTGCCTAATACTGGTTCACTTTCATAGTATTCTTGTTCATAAACAGTTTTCTGACAATCATATAACATATTAACTAATTTTTTAAATTCAGGTCTTTCATGCATATTGGTCGTTGAATGCCAACCTTGAACATTAGTTCTAACAATACCTTTATCCTGTTTAGACCAAGCAACAATATCTCTTTCAAGTTCTTGATTGAGTGTTGGGTGTTTTATATCTGCAATATAAACAGGTGTTGGGAATAATAAATCTCTATGCATTATTTAAAAGGTGTGCCTCCAAACCACATGACTAAAGATTTTCTGTTTCCTCTTATAACTGGTGTGACCCTATGTCTGATAAACGAAGCAAAAAATATAGCATGACCTTGTTTAAGTTTTGCGGCTTTACCTTCTTTCATTAATTCTAAATCACCACCCTCAAATTCATTTTCAGGTGATAATAAACAAGTCATAGATATTTTTCTAACAACAGGTTCGTGTTCAAAATTAACATTATTATCAGTATGCCAATCGTAGAATCCACCCTTTGGATATTCTGTATATTGTGCCATTTCAGTTATAGTCATTCCATCAAAACCAAAATGATTACCATTTGTAGTTTTCATAATCTTTTCTATATCTTTATACATATCTGTCATTTTCTTAAAAGGTATCCAACTAATATGTGATGTTCTTGTTTCAGTATCTATGTGTCCTTCTCTAGTACCTTTATCGCTTCCAACACCAGCATTTTGTTTAGGTTCAGTTCTTCCTGCATTAATGATCATCTGACATTGTTTAGGTGTAAAGATCGGTTGAGTTGTTTCAACCATATAAGATTTCCATTTAGGTTCAGTTATCATATAGCTCCTCTATTTTTAATTGGGTCAAAATCTACATCACAGTTTGCAGCTAATGTTCTTCGTGTTTCATCGGTGCCATTAAAAGGATAAACACAATGCCTCATGTCATAAGGAAACACATAGAAATCTCTAAGGTCCATAGGTGGTTGATAATCTATCTTTGCAAATTGACCATTGGCTGCACCTAGTATTTGTAGTCTTCCGTTTTGTGGTACTTGATCTGCTGAATATTCTCTACCAAATGTAGATGGTAGTTTTAAAATCATTACAGAAGACAATCCTGTAAATAACATTCCTCTATGAATATGTGCAGGATTATATTCATGTTGTTTCATTTCATTCACCCATATAGAATTTAAATGAGTATCATAATCTCTTATTTTATTAAAAGCTAAATAGTGTTGAAATATAGATATAAACCAATCTGTCACATTTCTTGGCAACAGATTATGATTTTTCATCTTTGATTGATCTTTACCATGATAGAACAATGAATGCTCGTTCTCTATCTTACCTACTAATTGACCATTAGCTTTGTTAAGATTGTGATAATTTTGTTCGTAAATTTGATTAATCGCTGTAAAAATATCTAAAGGTACTTGATACTTTAAAACAGACTGACCTAAAAATACGAAATCAAATTTAAGGTTTTGGTTGTCCATGTTGAGTAATCTGTTCTTTTTTTTCAGTTTTATTTTCTAATTCACCAGATTTTTTAATTCTTTCAAGAGATGATAATTGACCTACTATGTTAAACACTTCAGCCTCAGGAGTATTTTGAGTTAGATTTTTTGCCTTACCTTGATACATTAAACGATAAGATTCTAATTGATGTTCATTAACATCTTTATCATTAAATGATCCATCATTAAATTCTAATTTTAATTTAGACCACATCTTGATTTCTCTCATTCTATGTTTAGCAGTTTTTTCCATAGACGCTTTACCAAAACGAGCTTCATCTAAATCAATTTCGTATTTAGTTAATTTGTATTCATCTGTTTCAGTAGATATTTTTTTCTCTAGGTATTTAATCTTCGCTTCACTTCTTCGATAGTCAAACGATAATGCCATTAGATTATCTAAATAACTTGATTGTTCTCTCACACATTGCCAATATTTGGCACCTTTAGTTGGATAACGATTGTCTTGTAATACAGAAAATCTTGCTTCTGTTTCTGTTCGAAACATTTGTTTTTTAGTCCAAGTATCTCGCAACTCTTCCGTCATTGCTTTGAAATCAGAAACTTCTTCTGTGCTTAATAGGTTGTTTAGATTGGGGATTTCGTTTTCTACAAGACTCTTAATGTCTTTTTTTATTATATCGTCACTCATTCATTTCTCCTTATTATATATCTATGATGTTACTATTATTTATAAGACTTTTATATGTCTATTTAAAATTATTATGATACTGTAAATGAAACTGTTGTAGTTACAGGTTGGTTCCATTCTTCTGTTGTGGTAATTCCTACATTAGGTGGTTCTCCACCTGTTTTTAAACCAGCAGCAGATGAAGTTCCAAGTCCGGATCTATTACTAGCGGAACTAGAACTATTAGCGCCCTCACTCCAAGCAGTTCCATTCCATAATTCTGTATTATTTTCTGATGCTTTTACTGCGTTATTGTAAACTCCAAAAGCTGCTCCACCTCCAGCAGTACTTTGATCTGCAACTTCTGTCCATGATGTACCATTCCAAGTTTCACAAACTGAAACAGTTGTAGTTGTATAACCACCCATGGCAAAACCATTCGAGCTAGTTCCAACACCTGAATTTGATCTTCTTGCAGTATTTAAATCATTCACTTCTGTCCAACCTGATCCATTCCATAATTCTGTAATTGCAACTCCAGTACTACCTCCTGGCGTTATTCCTCCATATGCTATTCCTCCTGAATTAGATTCAATAGATCCTGTAAAATAACCTCTTGCTGTATTTAAATTAGCTACTTCTGTCCAAGATGTGCCATTCCATGATTCTGTGTTAGCAGTAATACCACCATGACCTCCACCAAGTAATGCAGAAGTTTGAGTTCCGCCCATTGCTGCAGCGTTTCTTGCAGAATTCACATCATTAAGTTCAGTCCAAGCTGATCCATTATAAGCTTCTGTATTAGCTTTTTGTCCAGGTGAAGGACCTGCTTCTTGAAGTCTACTAGCTACTAGTCCTGCTGTTTGAGTTCCAGCTCCATTTTGAGTTCCAAAAATCCCACCAGTGTTTAAAGCAGCACCACTAGCCCATGCACCTACAGGATTTGATTTAAATCCTTTTAGTGTGCCAGAGTTATACCATACTTGTCCATTGACTGGATTTGCTGGGTCATCATCTCTAACCTCTACTTTAGTTCCGTGTATATCTTTATATGTTGTCATATTTAATCTGTATCCGCTGTTTTAACAGCTAAAACAGGATCACTCCATTCTTCACTTGCTGTTGTATTACCTCCAGGTGCTTCTCCTGAAAAAGCTAATCCAGCTGCAGTTGTGCCTGCTCCACCTAATTCTGCTCTAGCTGTGTTTAAATTATTTACTTCTGTCCATGCAGTTCCATTCCAAGACTCTGTGTTTGCTGTTTTACCTGGATTTCCACCTACACATAAAGCAGCTGTAAGACTTGCTCCTACTGATGCACCTTTAGTTCTTACTGCATTTAAATTACCTACTTCGGTCCACGCAGTTCCATTCCATGTTTCTGTATTATTAAAAGTTCCACCTGGACTTTGTCCACCAAAAACAACTGCTGCTGTGTTGCTTGCCCCAACTCCCATAATTTCCCACCTTGCTAAATTTAAATCACCAACCTCTGTCCATGATGTACCGTTCCATGATTCATTTGCTGCTGATGCACTTCCGCTAGCATTTCCACCAGTTCCTAATGCAGATGTTGAAGTACCTGCTCCTGCAAGTGTACCCCTAGCAGTATTCATATCATTAACTTCAGAAAAACTTGTTCCATCCCAAAGTTCCGTAATTGCAACATAAGAATCAGAATATCCTGTAAATACTATGGCTGCTGTGTTATCTGCTCCAGCAAATGAGGCAGCGTGTCTTCCAGTATTTAAATTATTTACCTCTGTCCAACTTGTTCCATTATACGATTCATTAGCAGCAGTGCTTCCTGGATTTCCACCAGCCATTAATGCAGAAGTTTGAGTTCCGCCACCAGCAGGTAATTGTCTAGCAGCATTTACTGCATTACCTGTAGCCCAAGCTCCTGCACCAGTAGCTTGAAACTGTAATACATTATTAGTCTTGTCGAACCACACCTGTCCTAAAATTAAGTTATCAGGATCAGTCGTGTAGTCACGAATACTAATGCCATGTATGGTTTTATAGTCACTCATTTAATTTTTTATTCCTCTAATGTTATGTCTTCTGGTTTAGCGCCTATTCTTGCAATCTTCTCGTCAGACGATTCGCCTTCAACATTATCGTTATCCCATGCTGTTTGAGTAGCATCTACTGCTGCTGTGACAATAGTTTGAGCCTCGTCTTTTGTTTTTACAGCACCAGCAACTTTAGCAATCCAAAGATTACCATGTTTGTTATATGCAGGTACTTGCCAAACATCACCAGGGAAACCTTTAAAAGTTATTCTACTAGATTCTTCGTGATCTATAAAACCTTTTCCCCAATTTTCTGCGACACAATATTGATATGTTTTTGCCATTTTTTTCTCCTTATTATTAATCTGTTAATACATTATTTAGTACAGAAGATCCACTCCATTCTTCTGTTGCTTGAGTATTTCCTCCAGGAATAGATCCTCCATAAGCAAGAGCGGCAGTATAAGATCCTGCTGAACCGTGAGCAAATCTAGCAGTATTTAAATCTCCAACTTCTGACCAACTTGCACCATTCCAGTCTTCTGTAAAAGCTCTATAAGTAGAACCACTTAAACCACCAAATGCTATAGCGTTTAAGGTACTTGTTCCTGCGCCTGCCATTTGCAGTCTTGCTGTATTTAAATCTCCAACCTCGGTCCATGCTGAACCATTCCATAATTCTGTTAAAGCAACACCAGCAGGTTCAGGAGATCCTCCAAAAACTAATCCGTCTGTACTAGTGCCTGCACTATTTAAAGCATATCTACCTGAATTTAAATTTGCAACTTCTGTCCAACTAGAACCATCCCATATTTCACAATTAGCATTTGTTGGAGTAGGTGTTCCTCCTACTGCTAATCCTGCTGTTGCTGTACCAGTTCCGGTTCCAGTGCTTTTAGTTGTATTCATATCTCCAACTTCAGTCCATGATGAACCATTCCAAGATTCATTAGTTTTTAAAGCTGCACTTCCAGTATTACCTCCAACAACTAAGGTTGCCGTATTAGTTCCTATTGAAACTGCACTATATTTTGCTACATTTAAATCTGCGATTTCTGTCCAAGATGATCCATTATATTCTTCTACAGCTGCTATTGCAGGAGATCCTCCTCCTGTAGCAAGAGCGGCATCCTGAGTACCTTGTGTTCCATTTCCTCTATTAGCTGCTGATGCTGCTGCTGTATTAATATTAGCACCGGTTGCCCATGCCCCAATGTCTGCACCTGGTCCTGTCCATTCTTCTGTTGAAGCTGTTGGTGATCTTCCACTTCCACCAGAAATTATAGCCGATGTAGATGATCCAGCAGATCCTACACTATTTCCATTATCTGACATATCTGATGTTTCTGTCCATGAAGTTCCATCCCATAATTCTGTAAGTGCTGAGTTTGATCCAGTATATCCATTAGCAGCTAAAGCTGATGTCTGAATTCCTACTCCTCCCAATGCTCTTCTTGCAGTAGTTAAATTATTAACTTCTGTCCATGATGTACCATTCCAAGTTTCAGTACTTGCATGATAGGTACCACCATTATTACCACCAAAAGCTAAAGAGGAAGTATTACTAGCGCCTGCACCTGCAAGATTAGTTCTTGCTGAGTTTAAATTATTTAATTCTGTCCAACTTGTACCATTATATGATTCTGTATCTCCAACCTGTGCAGGACCTTTATCTCCACCATATCCTAAAGCTGAAGTTGTAATTCCATTTCCTGCTAAACCCATTCTTCCAGTGTTTAAATCATTGACTTCAGTCCAACTTGTACCATTCCATAATTCTGTATTTCCATAATAAGTATCTGGTGGTGCATCCCTATAACCGCCAAATCCAAGTGCTGCTGTAGAAGTTCCAGCAGCTGCAAGATTATCTCTACCTTGATTTAGCTCGTTTAATTCACTAAATGAAGCACCATTATATAATTCTGTTTGTGCTAGAGGTCCATCATTTCCACCAAACATTAAAGCTGCTGATTCATTAGCACCAGTTCCTGCTAACAGCCCTCTACCTGTATTTAAAAAACCACCAGTACGCCAAGCACCAGCAGAGGTTACATTTGGGTTACGATAAATGAAATTTAAATTTGTGCTGTCGTAAAATAACTCACCAGTCTTTGCACTAGTCATAACTCCGGCATTGTTTCGAACCGCAGTT